GGTCGGATCGGGCAGGGTCGGTACGTTCTCATATAGCTTCCCCTCCTCGTTCACGCCGTACACGCCCGGCACCGCTAAGGTCGGGCCTTCCGCGCCCGTATTCAGCAGATGGGCGAGTATCTGGGCGCACGCCGTGTCTTTCCCAGCGCCCTTTTTTCCGCTAAGGCCGATTAGCAAACGTCCCATGCTACTAACTCCCATGAATTAAACGGAAATATCCGTAACCGTAACCGAAAGAACCACGGCCAATAGTCCCGCCTCGTGCCGGTCATCGCATGACAACTTCGGCATAGGGGGATAAGATTATCGAGCGTGTTATTCTTCTTATTATAGTTTATATGGTGAACGTCCATTACCCGGCGGATCGGCGGCGTTCCACATAGAAAGCACCGCCCGCTATATAACCAGCGAACTATTCGCCTTAAATCCCTAGTAAAGTCGGAACCATACACCCGATCTCTGGCCTGCCAAAGCGGATGATCTGATCCGGTTCTCGGGGGATGTTCGCGATGATAAGCTCTCATGCCGATACTTATACGCGCCTTCGCCGCTAACGTATGCGGCTGCTTTACTAAGCCTATCTGGGCAACGCTCATGTTCGCTCGTGCGGCTATCGACGCCTTCTGGCCCAACCGCGCCTTCCGTATATGAGCCCGGTGTTCGGGCGTAAACACCATACCCTTCCGGGCGGCACTGATATTCGCGCAGTGTTCGGGGGACTTCTTCCTACCCATAAGTGCCGCACTCAGTTTCGCACGAGTCTCCGGCGTATGTACTAGACCCCTCTTAAGATCGCCGATCTTCGCGCAGTGCTCGGGAGATAATTTCCTACCCTTTTGGGCGGCGCTCATCCTCGCCCGCGTAGCCGCAGACTTCTTCCTACCCTTCAACGAAGCGCTAATCCTTGCCCGAACCTCCAAAGAACGCGGCCCCCGTTTCTTCATTCTACCGCCTCCCGGAGTGCTTTCACGTCGTTATCGTCCGCGAGGAGGGCACGTTGCTCCTCGGGCGGGTCCGCCACGTCTGCGGGCTCGAACCGAATGCCCTGGTCCCCGGCGTAGGGTTTCCTATGATCTACGCGCCCGGAGCTAATCGCCTCGGGAATCCCGTCAGGGAAGGCGATACAGCGGAGGCCCTCGCCTTCCTTTAACCACGCGCATTGTTCACAAAGTGTCGGCATATCGTATATCCTTACGCTCGATTATAGCCGGTCGGCTATCCCGCCGGAGCCCCCGTTACATCCACCACCGGGAGCCAGTTACAACGGCAGTTATGAACGACGAAGCCCGCCGCCACATAGCTCTCGTCCTCCTCCACGGACAGATTCCAGAGCGAGCGAACCTCGGGGGGCTTCCGCTTAATCTCGGTGATCTCGAAGGAGTGGAACTCATACTGCCCCTCGTGATTCGCCAGTACCCGCTCGATCTTATCCGCGCACGCTGAGACATCCCGCTCGATCTCCGAGCCGGTAAAGTGAAGCATCGTCCAACCCGCCGCCTCTAGCCGCGCGTCTCGCGTCCGCTCCTTCTCCTCGTCCTGGTGCCAATAAGCTCCGTCGCACTCCACGGCGATATTATGCTCCACCAGAGCGAAGTCGACCCAGAGACTCCCGACACGATGATTATAGGAGAACGAGATACCCCGCGCCTTCAGCTCCTTCCACATCATCCGCTCGATATAAGTGGTACTCGCCGGGCCACTACGGCGGGCCTTTTGGGCAAGGCGGGCGTTAGGATGCTTCTCGGGGTGCGCTGCGTAGAACGCCCGCAAGGCGGCCGATACTTTCGCCGCTACCTCGGGCCGCTTCATCGCATTCTTGTCCCCCAGCTTACTCAACCTGATCTTCTCGCGAACCTCGGGCCGTTTGGCGTTATTGAACATCCCACTCATATGCGGCCGGGGAGTATACGGTTTGTCCCGTAAAGCTTGGTTGCCCGCCCGCCATGCCGTCGCCCTATCCCGCGTCCCATCCGCGTACTGACGAACGAGCTGGGCAGATGTCTTGGCCGAGATCAGCTTCCGATGCTCTGGATTTTTCCACTGGCAGAACTGGTTACAGTATCGACGAGACGTTCCCGGCGTCCAGGGCATCGGCTTCCCGCAGGTTTCGCAAGGCGTGGACATCATCTGAAAATGGTCCCCCACCTTCGCCTCCCGAGCGGGTATCCACTGACCGTTAATCAAAACCGGATGATCCTCCGTCACCGACAAAGCATGAGGCCCCGCGCGAAGCTGAACAACGCCTGCCGCCGCCCGATTCCGATGAAGTTCCACCACCGGACGGAAGCGACCTCGATGAGTCAGGACCAAATCCCCCACGGCCACCTTACCCACAGGCCGCCAACCGTCCGCCGTGTAAACCTTTACCGCAGCGGAGATCAGGCAATTGGGATGAACCGGAATTAGCCCGCTCGCCGCCGAGAGCGTGAAGATGTTTCCATCGTAGCCTATGCATATTAGGCATGCGTCGGCTGACGCCTCGAACTCCACATGCCGCGTCCGCCCCACATCGTACGCTTCCAGCGTGCCCTCGGAGACCGCGCGGGATGTCTCCGTGCGGGCGATCATCTCCGCGCGGTAGCGCAGTTTCTTCGTCGCCTCCCGCTGAACAGCCCGCTCAATCTTCCGCAACCTGCTAGGTCCGTGCCTCCCGGTGAGTCCGCCCTTCAGGCGGGAGTACCGGGATGTGACCTTCTCGCGGAACCCGCGCATAGCGCGCATTTGCCGCTGGTTCAGGCCGAACAGCTTGTTGCGCCGCATCTGCCGCCCGATGGTCGCCATCGAGTCGCCCTCGGCGATACCCCGCGAGATATACTCGCCCACGCCCGCGATCTGATCCTTGACCAGCTCGTTGATAACCCGATTGGTATTCTCACTCGCCCACTTCACGGCCCGCATATTCACTACGTCAAAGCTCGTTTCGATGCGGGCGATCTGAGCTGTCTTGCCCATCGCCTCGCCGAAGATGCGCAGGTGCTGCGTGCCCATTCGGCGGTCCCCCGCCATTCGCACGCAATCCCAGTCTACGAGGGTGGAGGTGATATTCGAGAAGCTCGTAACCTGCCCGGCCTTGCGAAAGCGGTCCGCCGTCTGCTCTACCCGGACATCGAATAGGGCCTTAGCGAGGCGGGTAGTCGGTTCCCATGCCTCGTACTCGGTCAAGCTCTCTAGAATAGGCTCCTCGCCGAGCACCCACTGGTGAAGAGCGCCGTACTCCTCCGCGTCGATCATCAGGTGAAGCCACGCCCGGACGGCCCGGTACATGGAGAGTACGTTCTTGCGGTAAATGCGGACCAAGGAGCGGCCGAGCGGACTAATCTTCCGGCTCGGCGGACCGAGGACGGCCTTAGCGACGGGATGGTCATGATCGCATTTCATCGGGTAGCTCGTCCTCCATCAGGTCGTAAACCTCCGTCACGTGGCCCTCGGCGATCAGGAGGGCCACCAGATACTCCGAGTAGTGGCGCACGACCGGCCCCTGTTGCTCCAGGGGCGTAAGGGGAGGTACGAAGGCGGTATGGAAGGCGGGGCGGCAGTCGGTATAGTGGGCGGTCATTCCTTAGCCTTCCTCGCATCGACATTCGTCTTACTAACAGCGCTTCGCGTCGGTACGGCGCACTTCGGCAGTGCCGCCGCCTTCCGCAAGACGCGGAGAGGCTTCACCTGGAACGCCGCACGAATACCACTCAGGTCGATCATGCTACTCCTTCTCAAACGCCGCCGCCAGGACCTCGCCGAGGCGGTCCCACAAGTATTCTTTCCTGTCGCTCATATCTCCCTTAATGCCCACATCTTCTGCCACGGCGTGTAAAAGTTCGTGCAGCAATGTCGTGAGGGCCTCCCGGCGAGTAGCGTGGCGGCCGGGCGCTACCCACACCAACGACTTCTTGAATCGGAGATCGGGATTCGCCGTCCCAAGGATACCGGGCGGAACGGCCCCACACCAATCGGGCGGGGAGTCATCCACGTACACATCAAACGCCCAATCTTGCATTCCCATTTTATCCACGAACCACCGACAGACTCGCGCCGCGTCCGCCTCCGTCAGCACCCTCTTCTTACTCACGGTAGCTCCCTACTACGCTTCCAAGGCCAGCGCCGGTTCCACGTCTACAGTAATCGTATCCGCAATCTCTTCCCAGCCCTCGATAGATAAATTCGCATCCGCCCCGCAACGACGCTTTAATTCGTTCATCAGGCCGCGCACCTGACGAGTGCGGCGGCCTAGCTCGGCCTTCAATGCGCCGTACTCCGGAGCCTCCTCCAACTGGGCAAGCCGCTTGTCCCGACCGACCAGGTGATTCAGGAGCGTCGGCGAGACGATAACCGCCTCGGCCGGTAGCTTCGGCTCGGACTTACACTCCACCGCCGAGTAGGGCTCGGCTACTAGCATCTCTACCACGCCCGGAAACTTCTCGGACAGCGTTCGGCTATTGACCACCCTCGTCGTCACGTTCATCGGCTAGCTCCTTACGAACCTCGGCGGTGATATCGTCCTTCAGTCGCAGCAACTCGGCGGTGAACCGCTTCTCCAGCGCGGCCACCTGCTGCGCGAGGATATCGTCACGGGCCTCCAGGCTCTCTTCCGTTTCCTCTTCTTCCACGTTCTCCGGGGCCGTACCAGTCCCCTCTACCCGGACCATACGGGTGTCCATGTAGAAGCTATCGCCACCCGTCTCTTCCGGCCACGGATCGCGGCCCATCAGCTCACGGCCCTCGTCCGGCGTCAGCAGGCCGTGCCCGACTTGATCGATGACCCGCTTGACGACGGTAGCCTCGTCCTCCTCGAATAGCGCCGTAGTATCGAAGGACAGAGCATACTGCGTATCCTGCGACAGGTCCGCCATTGCCGGGAACCGGGGGAGGAGGAAGTTATTGAGGGAGCCCTCGATCTTCTTCAGCTTCGGGAGGATTGTATTGCGGCCGAAGTTGGTTAGCTGGAGGAAGTAGTTGTCATACTTCGCGTGCTCCAGTTCGCCGACCATCACCGGAGGAACGCCCAGCGCGGCGAGGATAGCCTTACGGTTCTCCTTCCGACCCGCCAAGAAATCTATATCCGTGGGCGAGACGGAAACCGACTGCCACTGCATACCCTTGGACAAAATCAGTACCTTGCGGGCCTTACCGGAGAGGAACTGCCGGATTTGCTCGCCCAGGTCCTTCATTTCCTTCGGGCTCAGCATCTTGTCCGTGGAGAGCAGGCCCTGCGGCGTCACCCCGTGCTGGAAGAAGTCAAGATTCCATGCCGCCATTTGTTTGTCCTGCTGCAGGTCGTCCTTGGCGGGCCGGAGGGGACTTAGCCCCAGCCATTCGTTCAGCGGATCGAAGTAGCGGAAGGGTACGATTTGGTCCACGGGGAAGAACTCCCGGCGAGCATGGCTCTTGGTCTGGAAGATATACTTCTCGATGCCCCGCCCATTCTTGTTCGGCTTCGGAGTTAGCCAAGAGGACCGAACCGGCCACAGCTCGTTCGGCGTCTGTTTCGAGGCGACAGGCGTATCGCCTACGGCCGTCTCGCGCGTCTCGTACACGATCTCCCAATACGCCCGGCCCGCCGTTTCGAGATATACCACCATCGCCTCAATCAGGTCATACCCAGTCATATCCGGATTCGGGGCCTCCAGGAGGTCCAGTACCTCGTTGTCCGTATCCTCTACCCACTCGCCCCAGCGAGTCGTGCCGGGTTCGCCCTCGCCCTCGGGCACGGGCTCCCGCTCCCGGCGGCGGAGCTGGAGGGGGAGGCGGGCGATGGTCGATGCAATGGCGTAGATGCCCGCGTATGCCCAAACGTGCTCGGTATAAATTTTGATCCAGTCTTCCGTGCCCTTGGGATTGACCATACTGAGGCCACCGTCGAACATCCCCTGGACCGCAAAGGACGCTGCCATCGACGCCTTAGCCAGCTGCTCGTTCGACACGCCATCGAGGACCATTTCTTGTAGCGCGTCCAGTCTGGGCGTCGCCTTCACGTTCGCCTTGGCCAATTCCCGTCGCTTCTTCTCCGCCATAGTTTAAGCGCTCCCCTTAACCACGTTTTTACGTTTCAGGTACTCCGGCCAATAATCCCGCCGCGAGCCAGTCATCGAGTGATGGGAATGGCATAACGGAACGAGATTATCAATCGTGTTGTTTTTCTTGTCGTAGTCTACGTGATGAACGTCTAGCTCCAACCCGTCCGGCTTCTCGCCGCAGACGACGCAGCGATCCTCGTACAGCCACCGGACGATCTGCCTCAGGTCCTCGGTAAAGCCAGGGCCGTAGTTCTCCCTCCCCCCGCGCCAACTCGGATGATCTGGGCCAGTTGGCGAAGGGTGTTTGCGGTAATACTCCCGCCGCGCCAGACTCATCCTCGCTCGCGCCTCAGGGGTATGTTTCTTCCCCAAATTATACAAATGGCCCATCTTAGCGGCACTCATTCTCGCGCGAGTCTCAGGGGTGTGTTTCCGCCCCAATTGGGCGGCGCTCATCTTCGCTCGGGTTTCGGGCGTGGGCTTCTTACCTAAGTGGGAGACTCGCATCCTCTCCCTCGCCTCAGGAGATACTTTGTGGCCCATCTGGGCGATACTCATATTCGCTAGCGCTTCAGGGGTATGTTTTTGTCCCAAGTGGGCGGAGTGCATCTTTGCTTTCGCCTCCGCAGTATGTCTAGACCCTTTTCTCATAACGTACCCCTTACCTACCTCCGCTACACGTAATCTCCCCCCGAACCTCCCATCCACTACTAGTATAATACGCCTCGACTGGGGGCACACTACCCCTACTCCCCGAATATTTCGGAAAAAACGTGCTCAAACCCCGCACCAGCGCACGCGTAGACTATGGAATCTGCCAAGTCAGGGCTATGTCCCAGGCGCTTTTTTATGGCCTTTTTCGATTCGACTTGGACAACCCTATCGCTCGCGCTGACCAGGTAGCGTATCTGGCCCAGCTCGTTGACCGCCAGCGTCCCGTTCTCGTCGGAGGGCAGCGAGAGCTTTGCCTCCTCCAGCAGCTTCCGTACGCCAAAGTACGCCTCGGCCCGGAGGTTGCGGAAGCGGTCGTCATTCGGCGACGCCCCACCGATAAACGCCTGAACCGGATACCCCATCTCTGCCAACCGGTCGTGGACGCCCTGCCCGACGCCGATGGTGTCGACGTAGATCACCTCGGGGTTCCACGTATCAGCAAGGATGGAGACTTGGTTAGCGGAGTCCATAGTGCCCTGCTGGCCCGTGACGAGGAGGATTTCCAGGGCGAACCCCCGGCGCATCGTCACCACGGTCTTGTCGTCTCCGAAGGTAGCTACGTCTACGCCGAACGCGATGGGCATCGAGGGATCTACGCTCCGTCGCTGCGCGGCGAGCAGCCAGTTCGCCGGACAGATCGCTTCGAAGTCCACCACCGTATCCCACCGGCCCTCGATGTACCGCTCGACCCATCCGGGCATATGGCTGAATTGAGCTCGGAGGGTATCCTCGTAACCGGGGGCTCGGTGCGGGTTGTCAGTGACCTTGGATGGAATGAAGGCGTGATCTTCGAGGTCCTTATCCACCCACTCCGTCTTTACCCAGCCTAGCTCCGGGTTACAGGACGCGCCGATACGATAGGGCGGGAACTCCATCTTGCCGGTCTGGGGATTGATCGCCTTCACACGATTCGCTCGGGTCGCCAGGAAGCGGTACGCCTTCTCAGGCATGTCAGTTACTTCGTCAACGTATGCCTGCGCGAGTTCGAGGGACTTCAGAATGGTGAACATATCCCCGGAGGCGGTAGCGGAGGGCTTCAGACCGCCGTACCATATCTCCGAGTCGTTGACGAGGGTGATCTGCCGAGTATTCTTATCGTGGTGCTTGACAAGGCCGGGAACCTCTAAAACCCACTGCTCTAGCGTCTCGAACGTGGTTTTCATAAAACTCGTATTTTCCCACCTAAAAATACCCACCTTGGTCTTGTTCCAACCCAAAGCCATACGCAGGGCATCGTTGACGAGCCAGACAGACTTACCGCCCCCTACAGCTCCGCCGTACAGGATGAACTTAGCTTCCGATTCATGAGCCTCCAGTTGCTTCGGTGAGGGCTCGTAGGTCAACTGTACGTCCAATTACATCCTCCCATTCGGCCTCCAGTAGATTATAGCCTCGACGCGCAACGGCGCGAATTGGCCCCGAACCGGGGCAAGTTAGCGGGCGCTACGCTCCGCGACAGATTAGCCCGTTCAGTTTCGGTTCCGGCTCTATAGCCGCTACGGCTGGGCTGCGCCCAGCCTCCGGCGGCTCTTCCCCCCGTAGGGGGGAAGAGTATTCGCTGAAGAGACTCGGGGGTAGGGTAGTAGAGTATATACTCGTTAAAGAGCTTTCAGCTGCCAAGATATTAGCCCTAATATTTACATTACGTCTCCCGTGACCCATCGAGGCTATAATCTGAGCAGGAGAGTCTATTGACGGTTGAGTTGAAAATACGCCTTACTCGCCTCCACACCGACGCTATTGCCCGAGGCGAACCTGTTACAATTACTCTCGCTCCCCGGCGGAAGGTACGCCGCGAGGTCGTCGCCGAGGACGTAGCCGAGGCAGCGGGCACTAAGGAGGTCCGCGAGCTGATCCGCCTTTGGAATGAGGATGAGGTAATCCTGTTCGACGAGGTGGGCTCGGGCCGTAATAACCCAATCTCCGAGGAGGAGCAGGACATTAATAATGCCCTCTTCCGCCGGGCCGTTAAGGAGATTGGGATGAAGGTGCTGCGGGAGAATCTCGCCACCTACTTCCGGGCCTGCCGCGAGGGGAAACACCGCACCGAAGGTCGCAACCACGGGTACAAGCACCTCGGCGGATTTATCCAGAGCGTCCTCAAGCATCGCTCTTCCAAGACCGGCGGACGCCCGTGGTGGGCCGACGGGCACTCTTTCCCCGTCACCGACAAGCACCCAAAATTGACGCTGCGGATCGCCAACGCCTACGCCGAGCGATTCCTGAAGCGCCCGGAGTACGGGCTATCAAATCCATCCAAGGAGTACCGCTCGTTCAAGAAGGCGGGGGACTGGGTGCGGGCGCGGGCGTCCACAATGGATATCGAGACAAGGGAAATGACGGACCTGTTACTGGACTGCGTAGAGGAGCTATGCGAGAAGCAGGGGACGGACGCTACGCCGGGCCGCCTAGCTTCGGATATGACGTGGAAGAACTACATGCCCCAGTTCCTCGCGAGAGGACAGTAAGAAAAAGATAGAAACCGTAGATTTTATCCTAGCTTCTAGCCGATCTATCCCGTATACTTCTTGTAGAGCGTAAGGAGAAACCGATGGTATCCGACGAAGCCCGCGAAGAACGCCCGCCCCTATTCTCTGATGCCATCCGGGACTGGGCCGCGAACCGCCTCTACATTGACGGTAACGGGAACTGGCGGCTGAAGGCAGTGGGGCGAAATCGCGGGCCAATCGTCCGCTACAATCTCGCGATAAAAAGTATCGACATGACTCCGGCGAGGTTACAAGAATACGCCCGCGATCCCGAGGTCCGACGGATATTGGAACTTGACTGACGAAAAAACCTACGGGCTATAATAAAGTATCGAACCTCTCACGCGAAGGAACAACGATGGCCGTACGGCAGAAACGAGCGGTGGTATCTAACCCCGTCCCACGACAGTCCACGCGTAGCGTCGACGAGATGCTACACGATCTAGCGCGGCTTACGATAAGCGGTCCGGGGAAGCGGGCCGAGATGATTGCGGTACGAACCGCCTTAGCCGTAAAGTTGCGGAAGATTGAGCGGGTTGAGGCGCTGAAGATGATCTTCCGCCCGTCCGACGTAGAGGATTTGGTGAGAGAACTACGGGACGCGAAGGCCGCGAGTACCCGAACGCATACGGCCCGAACCGTGTACCGCAAGAACCCGGCGAAGGAGCTGTGCCTCGTGATCGAGGTCCGGCCCGCGAAAGTGGAGAGGTGATACTATGGCATCGTGCGAACAGGAACTAGTGGAGCGGCTTGAAGAGGCGAAATGGACGTGCCACGAACAACGCGAGGAGATCGTTGGTCTCAAGACGAAGATCGCCGAACTCAAGCTCCTCCGCTTGATCTATTGCCCGAAGTGCGGCAAGCAGATCGCGGAGAAGGGGAGCTAACATGAAACGAATCGAATTGATCCTGGAGGCCAAACTGATCGTCACCGTCCCGGACGCCCTATCCGAGCGCGACGCAACCAACCTCGCTATCCTACGGGCAGAGACGGCCGCGAACGCGGACGGGCGGCAGCGGCTCCATCTGGAAGCCCCGAGCCTCGGGGAGGTGTGCAATGCCTCTATGTAGCGCTACAGTTTCGGATGGGGGGTTTCGCGAGAACCCGTGTTCACGAAACGGAAAGTACACCGAGGGCGGGAAGCTCTACTGTTACCAGCACCGTCCTTCCGTAATCGCTGCGAAGGGGGCCGAACGTACTACAAAGTGGACCAGCGAGATGGATGAGCGGCGTATCATCCACCAGCAGGCGCGGGCCTTTCCGATAGCAATGGCAGTATTGAGAAAGCTCGCTAAGGATCACAAAGACGCGCGAACTCTGACAGGGGCGGTCGCGTTGGAGTATCAAGAACTGACTGCCGCTGCCCTCGCCGAGATCGAGAAGGAGATGGGATTATGAGAATCGTGTGGCTGATATTCTGGGCGTCCCTCGCACTGCTGTAAAGGAGAACCGATGCCCGAAGGGCTACTGACAATTACGGATACGGGAGACGGAGGGGGTAACTGGCGAGCCCGTGTTAACAGCGGTAAAGGGCGGGTAACTACGCCGTACTCCCCCGACAAAATCCGCCACCTCCCTAACCTATCCCGCCCCAAAATAGGTAAACGATACAAGGACGAGGACGCTATCCGCAATTCGCTGGTCCGCCTTACTAAGTCCGCGACTTCAATGCATTACCAGGTACAGGGATATCGTAAGGACGGGCAGTATCTCACGGCGACAGATGACTACGTCCTGTTTATCGCGACGGGCGTTTGGTTAGGCGAGGATGGATACTTTACTACCAAGGAAACCGACGACGGCAAGCCCCTCCCCCCGTGGAAGGATATCTGGCCCGAATACGAAAAAGCATCCGCCGCCATCTGTCCGGAGCGGGCGTGGCATATGGTTCGGCAGGCCGCTGTATTTGGAGACGGCCAGGAGCAGGCGCGGGTACAGCTGTGCCTGGATAACGATGGTCGCGTGGGGTTTATGGCCAGCCATGTCGAAGCGGGCGGGGCGGAAATTGGATTCCCACGAGAGCAAATTTCCCGTATCGTAGGCGACGTAAATCCTAAGCCCCTACTCATATGCCTCCAGTGGCTATACCGAATGAATGTTACGGAAGTAGCCTTCGCTGAGGGGCCGTCCGATAGGCTGTTTATCGGGGGCGACTGTCCCGCCTCGTTTATGGGAGCGTCCCATTGCGATTGCGTCCTCGTTCGACTACGATTTGATTCCGAGAAGAAGAGCGGTAACTGATGGACCCCGAGACATCTAACATGCTGCTGATATTCTGGGCGTTTGTCGCGATGCTGTAAGGAGCTTATGATGGAACATACAAAAGAGCCGTGGGCGGCGAAGCATGAGTTTCACATCGAAGGCGGGGACCGTCGCGGAATCGCAAGCACGGGGAGCTTTTCCGACTGCACGGCCAATTGCTCGGCAGAAAACGCAGCCAACCGCAACCGAATCGTCCAGTGTGTCAACGCTATGGAAGGCATAGAAGACCCTGCCAGGCTACGGAAGAACCGGGACGATCTGTTGGTGGAGCGTGATGAGCTTCTCGCGGCCCTGCAAGCCACGCGGGAATTTGTCCGAGACGCAATAAGAATCCTTGGCGTGTGAAGGAGATACACCATGAGCAAGGCAGACCAAGAGGCCATAACACAGTTGCTCAGAGAAAACGAGCAGCTACGGGAACAGAGGGATGCTGCGCTGAAGGAACTGAAGAACCTCGTGCAAATCTTCCAGCCGATAGAACAGGGAGGGAAGCATTGGGCCTCAATGAACATCCCCGGATTCGCCACACTTAACGCTGCCCGCGCTGCTATCGCCCTGTGTGAAGGAGATACACAATGAGCCAATGCACACTATGCGGATCGAACATGGGAATCGGGTGGGGTAAGTCCCTTGAACATAAGACGGGCGGACGAGAGTGCAAAGAGCGGCAGCTTGCCAGGCTACGGGAACAGAGGGATGCGCTACGGGATGCGTCTAGCCGGGCGCTAACGCAATTAACGGGGCTCACGATCCTAATGCAAGACTGCGCGGCGCGAGATGAGGTAAACTCGGTCTACGACGGAATTGTGGCCGCCCTTGCTCTCTGTGGAGAATAGACCGATGGACCCCGAGACCTCCGATATGCTGATGGCGGCGGGCGAGACCCCGACTCCCGCGAAGAACGCGGGCGGAAGGTGGCACTGCCCGGTCTGTGGCGAAGCGTACTCGACGCCGGGCGGAGCCGGGGAATGCGCCCACTTTCATCGGAGCGAGGAATGGGCGCATAGCCATCTGTACGGGCAACCGATATAATCGAGCGGAAGGACGATCATGCGACAACTTGAAATCACTACTGCCGCCGGAGGAACGGCCTCGGCTAACTACCTGAACGAAGGGGACCCTCCGTGGTTCACCCTCGGGCTCTCCCTTGCCGGGGCAACCGAGGCGAAGGAGGCGGCCGCCCTCGCCGGGATGGACTGGACGGTTAGTAAGGCCCCGCTATATCTCGTTCCGCCCGAGGCTGACGAGAATATCAATACCTTTCTCCGGAAGGTCCCCGGTGTCTGGGCGACGGTACGGGACGATAAGGCCGATGGCCGGAACGTCCTGGGTATCGTCCGCTCCCGCTACGCCCCGATTCAGAACCGGGACCTGTTCCAGATCGCCGATCAGGTGCTGGGACAGATGGAAGGATCGGCATACCACGTCGGCGGCATGTTCCAGAACGGTCGGCGGGTGTGGCTGATGCTCCGGCTTCACCCGTTTATCCGCGTCGGTGACGAGTACGCGGGGTTGTATATCCTGATCACTACCACGCACGACGCCTCCGAGGCGGGGCGCGTGATCTTCGTCCCGGTCCACGACCGCACCCAATCTACACTGAACGTCCTCCACCGACACTCCGCTCTACGCATCCACCACATGGGCGAGTTAGCGTGGGAGGCGACGGGGGCGGAGATCGCGGCGGCGGCTACGGCCGCCTTCACCGAGACGGCCGAGGCGTTCGGTAAGATGGGAGCTGTGAGAGTTACGCCGGATTCGCGCGCCGATTACTTCCGCCGCGTCATCCCCGACTCTACCGATACCAAAACCGCTGTCCGTACTACGAATATCCGGGCGATCTTCGAGCACCTGAACACCGGCTATACGGTCTGGAGCGCGTACACCGCCGTGGCCGAGTTCATCGATCACGTGCGCCTCAACCGCAGCTCCCGAGACCGGCGGCTAATCTCCTCCTGGTTCGGATCGGGCCGGGACCTCCGCGACCGTGCGCTCAAGCACGCGCTGGCGTTGATCTAATATGAAGAATAGACCCCGACGACAATTGGTGCCCGAACGGAAGCCGACGCAGGCCGAGCTATTCGCCCCCGGCGGGCCAGGTGGGCCGGGACGCCCGAAGGGCTCGCGTAACGCCCGCGACGTGGAGCGGGACCTGTACAACGCTTTCTTGGACGTAATCGCCGCGATGGAGGGCGACAACAACCGCGACGTATCTAAGGGCCTGATGAAGTGGGTGAACGAGAGCGGGGCTAACCGAGACTACTTCTTCAAGGAGGTTATCAAACAGGGCCTGCCTATCGCCCTCGCCAAATCGATACCCGCTGTCGACGCGGAGCAAGTTCAACCGGGCGGTACGCAGGTCAATGTGTTTGGAGCGCCGGGTTTCCCGATACCTAACGCCCTACCACACCCCGGCGGCGATATCGTAGATGTAGATGTGACGGCCGATGTTCGCGCCCTCTCGGCTCCGGGGGACCAACCAAAGGAATGGTCGGATGATTTTGGGGACAAGGGCTATAATAAGCAAGACGACGAACCCGTGAAACAGATAACAGAGCAAGGAGACCCCGATCATGACTAAGAAGAAGAAACAGCGCACCGAAGAGGAAGCCAAGGCCGACGAGCAGCGGAAGAAGTACCTAGAGACCTGCCCAGCGTTCGGCGTAGACGAGGACGGCGACACGGCCATCGACGATTCCACGGCCGAGTGCGAGCAGTGCGGCAAGCAGGACCAGGCCATGCACGATGCCTGCGCGGCCGAGTGTGCCGAGGGCGCTCCCGAGGCCCCGGCGGCCACCGAGCCGACCGAAGCCCCGGAGACGGCAGCCTCGGACGCCGAGGAGCCCGCTACGGACGTCGAGACGACCGACGATACCGAGTCCCCGGAAGCCCCCGAGACTACGGACGAGACACCCGAACCCGAGGAAGCCCCCGAGACGCCCGAGGCCGATGCGGAGGTCTCCGACGCCCCCGACGCTCCCGAAGAGGCGGAGGAGGCAGCTACAGACGCGGAGGAACCCGCTACGACCGAGGAGGGACCACACGCCCCGGATGCGGATACCCCGCCGGATGATCATGTCACCGACGAGCCTAAGAAGAAGGTGTCTTTGACAACTTTCCTCACCAGCCGCATTATGGAGGCGGAGCAGGGCCACAAATTCACGATCAAGGACCTCGCAGCGGCCGCAGAGTTCAAAACAGAAGCCCGGATCAATGCTATCAAGGTGGCTGTGAATCTCTGCACTGGCTACGCCGTACGATACGGCATTCTGGATCGCGTGGCACGTGGACATTACGTTCGCGTGTAATGGGTTGTGTCATCAGACTGAAAAGCATGGGCGGGTGGGTATAAGCACAAGGCCCGCCCGCCCAACTCAGTAATTGGAGATGAATGAAACCCGAGATCAAGAAAGTCCTGAACGGCGAGTCGAACGGCTGTATCGTCCACGGAGACTGCCTGGAAGTTATGGCGGAGATGCCGGATGGGTGCGTAGACGCCGTTGTTACCGATCCGCCGTACGATGAAAAAACACATAGGGGCGCAAGGTACGGCTTCCGGGCAACAAGCAGCGAAATCCCGTTCGCCCCACTGGAAAGTGTCAATGTCGTTGTTAGTCCAATGCTCCGTGTATCACGTGGTTGGGTTATTGCCTTTTGTTCGCTGGAAATGTATGGTGACTATAAACGCGCCGCTGGGGATAAGTATGTTCGTGCCGGATTCTGGCGGCGACCGAACGGCGTTCCGCAGTTTTCAGGAGACCGGCCAGGCCAACCTGGAGAGGGGATCGCAATCTGCCATGTTGGCGGAAAGAAGAAGTGGAACGGTGGTGGGCGGCATGGTTTCTGGACAGCGAACATTCAGCAGTCGGACAGGGTTCATCCGACAGAAAAGCCTGTGGGCTTAATGATGGAACTGGTCGCAGACTTTACGAACCAAAACGATATCATCCTCGATCCCTTCTGCGGCTCCGGTACTACGTGCGTAGCCGCGAAGCAACTCGGCCGTCGCTATATCGGTATCGAAATCGACGAAGGCTATTACGATATTGCCCGCGACCGCCTACTCCAACTCGACGGTAAGCGCCTCGGCAAACTCCACAAACACCCCGGCTTCTTCGATGAGTAGGATAGAATGAACCTAGTAAGAGAGGCCCATGGCCCAGGTACATGAACGAGTGGTCAATCTCCTAGACGCCCTGCCCGTTAGCGGCGAGACGGCTGTACTGATAGGGATGATACTCGCGACCTCGGCGATAGTCGGGGCCGCTATTCTCGTAGGCTGGATCGTAGAACAACTGGAGAACTGAAATGGGCGACGATACAATGAATCCCGAAGCAGCGAAGATAGTAGCGGACGAGGAGACCAGTTGCGTCATCGAGGGCGACTGCCTGGCGGTGATGCCGACGATGGACGATGCCTGCGTGGATGCAATCGTCACCGATCCGCCGTACGGCCTCGACTTCATGGGCAAGGGCTGGGACCACGGCGTGCCGGGCGAGGCCTACTGGCGGGAAGCCCTGCGGGTGGCCAAGCCCGGGTGCATGATGTTGGCCTTCGGCGGCACGCGGACGGTCCACCGCCTGACCTGTGCGATCGAGGATGCGGGCTGGGAAATCCGCGACCGCCTGCTCTGGATGTACGGCTGCTTGAGCGAAGACACCGAGATTATGGTCGATGGGCGGTGGGAACCTTACCATAAAGCCATTGCGGGACGGCATGCATTGTGTTATAATGCAGAGCATGGAACCTATTCGTGGCAACCGATCCAAGATTTGTACGTCTACGACTACTGCGATACCGCGTTCCGAATTCAATCGGATTCGACGGATCAGGTTGTCTCCCGAAGCCATCGCTGCCTTGTTGAACGAGGCGGAAGGTATATGTTCCAGCTTGCGGAAGAAGCCGCACGGGAACACCAAGCGAGCGTACCCGTTCTGGAAGGTCTGCAAGGTTTGCTCGACGATCTTCCCGTGCCAAGACGCGGAACAGGCAACACGAAGAAAGACGTGCAGCCGGTCTTGTGTTGCGATCATTCTGAAGAGGCCGCGGAGCAAAACGCCGATGGCAGAACGGGCAGGCATGAAGCAGGTTACTTGCCCGGTGTGCGGCCGGAAGGTTTGGAAACCGCGAGCGTGGTTGAATCGCGTTGCCAAGCCGACGTGTTCTCGGCAGTGCAACGGGGCCTTTCGGGGCAAGGCATTTGCCAAGCACGGCCACAAGGGCCGGGCGGCATGGACGGCGAAGTCCGAGGCATCATACAAAGTCAAGATGAGCGGCGAAAACAATCCAGCATGGAAGGGCGGGGTGACGTACTTTCGGAAGCATGGCAACTACAAGCCAATCAAGTATGTACGCTGCCCGAAGCGGTTCCGCCGCATGGCACGCAAGGACGGCTATGTTATGGAGCACCGGTTGTTGGTTGCTCGGGCCATCGGGCGGGGCCTGAAGAGAACCGAAGTGGTGCATCATATCGACCACGATCCGCAGAACAATGCCTTGAGCAACCTGCAACTCTTTGTGTCGAATCAGGCGCACAAACTGTACGAGGCGCACGGTACACCCGAGCCAGTCTGGCACGGATAACGCCCGTCTTTTATCGGGGTATTGTCTGGTGTGTTCGTGTTCCCACGGGTGCCTTCGTCGCTCGCCGTAACGGCAAGGTCTTCGTGACTGGCAATTCTGGATTCCCCAAGTCCCTCGACATCAGCAAGGCGATCGACAAGGCGGCGGGAGCGGAGCGCGAAGTGGTGGGTGCAACGCGCCTTGGAGCACAACAGCAATCAACTGGGAAATATGGTGCCTGGGGTGATGGCATCACTCCCACCGCGCCCGCGACCGACGCGGCGAAGCGGTGGGCGGGATGGGGGACGGCGTTGAAGCCCGCCTACGAAAGCATCATCCTGGCGATGAAGCCCTGCGACGGCACCTTCGCACACAACGCACTCACCCACGGCGTCGCGGGACTGAATGTGGATGGCTGCAGGATAGACGGGATTCCCCCGAGCGTTCCGCAGCCAGAGTTCCGACCGAATGGAGAGGACAGCGGCCATGCGTTCGGGGCGGGCGTCGGCCGGATTGCTGCTATATCTAATAACGCGAAGGGCCGCTGGCCCGCGAACGTGATCCTGGACGAAGACGCGGGGGCGATGCTGGATGAACAGAGCGGGGAAGTAAAGCTAGGCGGGAGACACGTGACTCGCAATCGAAGCGAGAGCTACGGCGGCGCTTGGCCTGCGGGCGCTGCTGATTATCCCAATGACACCGGCGGGGCATCGCGATTCTTCTACTCCGCCAAGGCGACGAAGGATGATCGGAACTCAGGGCTATCCGAATCAAATACTCACCCCACCGTCAAGCCGACCGAGCTAATGCGATACCTATGCCGACTCGT